ATTTAATAACAGCAGCTATGAGTTGGATAACCGAAAGCAACAGGCAGAAGCATTTTAAGTATGCTATTTTGTGCGGCTTTGTAGGCACATTCTTGTTTGCCCTTGGCGTGGCTATGGGTATGGAGTTTAAGGATCATCAGTACGGTGGTAAATGGGATTGGCAGGATATTGCAGCTTCCGTGTTGGGAGGCTTGATAGGTCAGGCAATACAGGTGATAATTTTAACTTTAATCAGTTTATGCGTATGAAAAAGAGAATTGCAAAAGTCTTGTTAATGATGGTGTTCGCACCTTTCAGCCTTATTGTATGGACATTGTACACAGCAGGCTGTATGCTGAAAACGGTGTCTTATCTTTCGCTTGGCGAGGTAGAGGACGCAGAGGGCGAAATATCAAAGGCGTTCAAGTATGAGTAAAATCGCAATGAACAATATCCAGCGCAGCGTGAGAGAAAATACCTGTGAAATGGAGACAGAGGAATATATCTCGTTTATGCGTGAACTCGCAGAATGGGCAACCTCACAGGCGGATATGGCAGAATATGCTGAGAGCCCCGAAATAGAAGATTAACAGAGTTGATTAACGGCGGCACCTCAGCAAATTAAGCAAGCTTGTTTGCATTCGGTTTGCACGTTAATTAAACAGTATTTAATAACCCGTTAAACAGCGTTTAACACAAACTTTACAACAATGGCAAAGAGAGAAAAGAAGGCGATTATCAGTGGCGTAACACGAGAAGCAGCCGACGAGGCATTGGCAACCTATGCAATGGTTGACGCACAGGCGGCAAAGATTGCTGCCGACATTGAACTGCAATGTGTGAAAATCCGTGAGAAGTATGCGGACAAGATTGCAGAGTTAGAGGGGCAAAAGGCAGCAGCGTTTGACACCTTGCAGGCTTACGCCAGCGAGAACAAAGGCGACCTGTTCACAAAGAAAAAGAGCCTTGATATGGTACACGGTACAATCGGTTTCCGTACAGGAACACCGAAGTTGAAGACCTTGAAAGGCTTTACTTGGGTAAGTGCATTGCAGTTGGTGCGTGAGTTTCTTCCCTCGTACATCAGAACAACCGAAGAGATTACCAAAGACAAGTTGCTCGCCGATCGTGATGTCGAGGGTATGTGCGACAATATGAGCCGTTGCGGCATTCAGGTAGTCCAGGATGAGACATTTTTCGTTGAACCTAAAAAAGAGGAGATGGTTTAATGGAAAAGCGAAAAGAACAGAAGATATTCCACAGGTATATTCGCACTGTGGAGGTATGTGGGAAGTGTGGCGGTGATGGTAAGATCCTTGTGTGGCCGGAGGGCGACCTTTGGAAGCAAGACGAGCCAACTGAGGAGATTTGCCCGCTGTGCGAGGGGTCGGGAATGTTGCGTAAAACTGTAACAATTACCACCGACTTGGCACCGTTCAAACGAGAGTAAAAAAAGCAGCGCCAGCTCCGTCTGCCAAAACAAATCGTAACCAGCGCAATGCCTTGATGTAAAAGGACAGTGCAAAGTTATAAATTTTTTGGCAGATGGAGAAACATAAACACCACAAAAGTACATTAGCGCGTGTAAAAGCCATTAAAGCTATTACAGAACAACATTATGAGGCTGGAAATAACAGTCGGTGCTATAAACAAGTGTGGCGACACTATGTTTTCCCGATGTATGGTTGTTGTTATCGAACTTATCTGAATTATTTAGGTATTCCGACAACACAGACCAGCCCAAAAACTGACACGAGGCAATTATACCTCTTTAACTTTGACGAAGACCCTGCGGCTAAATAGTTGCAGGGTCTTCGTTTTATCTAAAACCTATGTTGGCGATTTCAATGCTTTGCAGAGTGTCAAGCATTGCGCTGGTGTCTTGTGCGCGGGTTATATAGCGTTCTACGCTTTCAATCAGTTCTGCGTGGTCGTGATTGGTGGCGGAGGTGGTAAGCATAAACCCGGCAAAGTTCTCCCCGCGTAGTCCTTGCATTGCTGCATTTACTTTGTTAAGCAGGTCCAAGAACGCCAGTGCAGTGTCCTGTTTCGGGTCGGTGCTGCCATTGTAGGAAACTGCGTCGGTAACAATGTGGAGTCGCACGGCAATATCTGCCATTCGTGCCCTGTTCTGCTGCTGCCTCCACTCAATCGTTTCAAATTCTACGAACACCGCAGGGCGTGGCCACACTGCACCCCCTGAAAGAACAGCTATGTTGTTATTCCAAAGGTCGATGTGCTTAATATCTGGTACCTGTGCAGTGAGCCTGCCACAGATAGCCTTGTAAATTTGTAGTCTCATTTTTTCAATACTTTTGTTAGTTGAACATTAAAATATTTGAGGTTGTCGGAAATAACCCCTTTTATAATATCCTGTGTTCGTTCGCCGTCGCCGATAAATTGGCGCTGTGGCATCTTAAATCTACGCTTATGGGCTTTTACTTGATGCGTTTTGCCTTTTTTGCCTCTACGGATATGAGCTTTGACCGTCTTTGATCCTGTTCCACCCTCATTGTGTATTGAAGCATAAGGAACAGCAGAGGAGAAACGGACACCATTACCCCGCACCTCGCTTTTGATGGACCGTCTCATTGTGCCTGTAACCATCAGCAAAGTACCTTTTGCGTTGGGGTTGGCTCGCTTTTTCCATTTGTCGGTAAAGAATGCTTTGCGTTCAAAGTTCTTGTCGAACTCCTCTGTAAGTTCTACACGCATATCTGAAAGAATGTTGCGTTTGAGCTGTTCGCCGTCTAAAATATCAGCCATTTTAATTTATTTATTGAATATCGGCTGCACTCGGCAAATTAAGTTTACTTATTTGCTCTCGTTTGCACGATATTTGTTGTTTTTTAGGGTTAAGTGCTTGTATTCAAAATAATTTTTGTAATTTTGCGATGTATGAAGCAAACTCCGCAAATAGTCAAAGACGCCGCCAAAGAACTAATTAAGGCTTATGGTGGCAAAGTTGACTTCCTTGGTAAACACGAGGAAGCGGATGCCTATATGTTTAAATTCCCGGAAGACGCTGATACGGGTTTCCCATTTGTTTACATTCATAAAGACGGAAAAGTTACTGAAATTACAGGCTTTGAAGCTCTTGATATAGTGCGTCTATTTGTCAAAGATTGAAGCAAATTTCGTGTTGAATAGTTTATTATCAACTCGTAGCACGCCCCTTGTTATAATGGGTTTTGCAGCCCCTATACTTGACAATTCTTCAATACTTCTTTTTGCTCCTGTTGATGCCGAATAGACTTGTGGCTCAATGTATTTCAGTGTCCCATCTTCAAATCGCTGTAAAATAGTAGCGTGTCCGCCTCCACCTTTCCAGCCAATGGTTAGGATATAAACGCCAACCTCTTTACAGCTTTCCTCAAAGTATTCCTCATATCTCTTTTGGGTCATTTGTTTATAGCCCTTCTTAATCATCCAGTCATAGGTCAATGTTGGCGTGGGTTTTGACCCATCAATATTAGTCCACGCTTCAAATGAACGCTGGCGAGCAAGGTATTCAGATTGAGATCCCCTTGTGTTGGGTTTCGCTGTTATATCAAAGCCCAGCAATCGCAAAACATACGCCGGCGCACAAGTTTGGCAGTTGATGCCATATTCACGACTTTTACCCCAATTGGGGTTGGCGTGCTGTTGGTCTGCATCCTCCACACTCATAGGTTTGCCCTTTGTGATTTTTAGAGCTTCCTCTATGATGAGGTTGTGTTCTGCAATGGCTTGTTTTTCTTGCGCCGTAAGGTTGTCGGGTAACTCGGCAATCATATCCTGAATGCGTTTAGCCCTCATTTCCTCAGCAGAAACCTTTTCAATAACAGCCTTTGCTGCTTTCGGTGCTTTTCTATATGGGTGCTTTGGTGGGAACAGCTCCATCGTTTTACCCGGATTATAGCGGAACATTCTCTGCTTTACTCCGTCGGTGCAGTTGTCGCCTCTGAGCATTGCCATAGCAGGGTCAGATGTCGGGTATTTGCCTTTGCGTACCTGTACGACAGTACAACGGCAGTTCCAACCGTTAGGTGGGAAATACTTATCCCAGAACGGATCGGAAGCCGGCAGTGTCGTTTCGTGTAGCAATGCGTGTTCCTCTCGCACCTTGCCATCGTTGGCCGTTCGGTACTGCAAATCGTAACGGTCCCCGTCTTGCTCAAAGTCGTGCCATTTGGCAGCCATTAGTGAGGTGCCGACAGCGTGGTTATATTCTGCATACAAGTAGTTATGGTTATACATTTGGTTTATCTTCTTGACATCGGTCATAAAGTCGTTAAATGGCTTTATTTCGCCTTTGTCCGTAACCATAGACAACCCTATTTCACGCATTGAGTGAAATGTCTTGAAGCCTGAGAATATAAACGCATTATTTTCGAGTGCATAGCGCACAGTTGCAGGGACTTCGTGCGGCAGTCCGCTGTCGATGGCAGTTGAAAGAACACGCAGCGTTTCGTTTATTACAGCCCTTGCGGCAGGGTCTTCGAGTTGTGAAATGTCAAAGCCTCCATTCTCGTACACCAATGACGCAGCAGCTTCAAAGAGGGAGTCGTCAAACTCAAAAGGTTTTTTCTTGTCGGCTAACTGCAAGATGTCATCACTGTATAGCGACCGCAGGGCGGTATTAAATGCCCCGTATTGACTGCGTCGAAACCCTGCATCACTCGTTGAGAATGCAAGTGAACTTTCATTCACTCGTTCGCACGCGCTTTGTTGGCGTAGCCCCACGCCTGCGGTGGGGCTTATCCGAAAAAAGCGTCAGGCTGTGTTTTTGCTTTTCGTACCCCTGTGATTTGCACATTGTATTTGTCAATGAAATACTGCGGGTCAATCTCGTAGTATTCCAATAGGACGCGTTCCAGTTCTCGCTGTTCGGCAGGGCTGAATGTGGCAGCATTGTCCCACTCAAAGGAAAGTCCTTTGACAGGGAAACCGTGCATAGCCATAAGAGGCAGCAGTTTGTCATTTACGATGCAGGCAATTAGTCGTGCATCGGCAGCAATAACATCCTCGAAAATTTCAAGGTGGGTTTCAGACTGCGACAATGAGGACCCGCTGTCGATGGTCATAGTCTGCATAAGCGTACCCTTTGACAGCTCGCTGTTACACCTATCTACACGCTTGTCATAGACATTGTAAGCGTCGCCCCGGCTACTCTCTTTAATCTCAATTTCTGTGCCCTCAGGGAATAATGCCCAAAACGCTGCACCCATATTTTCAAGTGACTGCTCGATACGGCTGCGCTCCTTTGCGTCTTGGGTGTTGGTGCGTGCCACACGCATAGGAGCTCCGAATATCTCTCCGAACATATCCCAGAACGCCAGCATATTCTTTTTGCTTATGCAGGCAGGTGCACACTTTAAGAGCAGACCGAGATCGCGAGGCTTGCCAACCTCAATGCACCAGTTTGCAAAATCCCCCTCTTTATAGCTGATACCGTCTTTGGGGTCGTCTGAAGCTTCGCGCAGTATTACGCCAAATTCGGGGCACACGTGTTTGCGGGGTACCAGTTCTACACCGTTGAAGCGCAGACCGTTTTCGTCTTTTATGATGTCGCCTAACTGAATGAGGCTATGCCCCCAGAAACGGCTGTCAAGAGCAAGATCCATAAAATCAAAAAACCACTCTTTTTTAAGCAAGGCTGTTGCCTGTTCGTTCTCTTTGCCGTTTTTGCCTATCAGGCGGAACTCCTTTTGCAAGGTTTTTCCCTTACGTTGGCCGATACAACCGGTTAAGTGTAGGTCCACGAGGCAGTCGGTGTAAATATCGTATAATACACCTCTTTTAGGGTTGTCTATGCCGATAGCCATCTGCCACGCTTGACGCCATGTTGCAATGTCCTTTTTTGTGAGGCTGTCGGTCTGTTGCATAAGTTGTGCCGTTATCTTGATACCTCTACGGCTTTTTGCAAATTGTGCCAGCCTTGCCATTTCAGCACTTGTGCACGGTTTGCCGGTAAAGAGCTGTCGAATATTGTTGATTAAATTCATTTTTATTGCTGATTAAATACCGTTTAATAATCGTATTTGTTTGGTGGCATTGAGCCAAAGCGTACAGGGTTGTTTGCGTCGGAGTTGCCGTCGCAACTTACATAAGTTGGTAAGTCTGGTGAAGCTTTGGAGGCTTGCACGTCTTTGAGCCACTTAATGCTGTCGTTGTACAAGCATTCGCGTCTTTCGTGCCCCATGGATTGGGGAAGTCGGTGTATCATGAGCCATAGTGTGATGTTGACGGCGCATTGAACTAACATGGGGTTACGACTCTCTCCTTGAGTGCGAAAGGCTTGCTCCATATCATAGCGTGAACGTAAGTAGCTACTTATTTGCTCCATTGCAGCAAACTCAGCTGTCAGTCTGTCATTGCTAAGGACTGATAATTGTTCCATTTCAAACTCTGTACAGACTCCTAAATAATCTTCAATAGTCAGAAACATTCGCTTTATTGTTTAGGGTATGCAATATAAATGGCGCACTTGCACGCCGTTTCGGGTGTGAAGTCCTTTGAAAAGCGGTGCTGTCTTATCAGTTTTTTAATGCCCTGCATTGAAACAACCACAGGCTTGCCGTTGAAGACTAAAACAAGAAACTTTTTACCGTACAGTGCGGCATCACTTTTTGCCTTTTTGATAGCACGCTTTTTGCGCCAATCAAATAGCAGAGCTTTGAAATACTTCTTTACCATAATATATTTTTTGCATTATTCCGTCTGCCGAATGACGGGGTGAAACTATTAACTCTCGTATGCTTCTGCAAATACCATATTGCACCCTCATCGGCGTCGGGTGCGTCATCGTGTCCTCGCATACCCTTTTCAAATGCGAGTGTCTGGTCGATACCTGCCAGCATATCGGGGTCGTTCTTTTCGTCTTCGTTGTATGTTACAAAACCGCGTTCCCACAATGGGCTTATTGCTTCCACACGCTGGAACTTGTCCGGCTTTTTACGCTTGTCGCCGCTGATGGGGAGCTGGTACCCTCGCAAATTGCCCTCACGGCGGAACTCGTCAAGGATAGTGTCCTGCATAAAGTTTGCCTCCATATACCATTTAATGGCAATACCCTTTTCTAATGACCATTCGTAGAGGTCATAAAGCCAGCGTACCATTTCGGCAACGCTGCACTGACGCACGAACGCCTTGATGTGCCAGAGCTGTGAACCGACTTTGCCCCAAAGTTTTGCGGCTTTGTAGTCGTTCTTTGTTGTTCCCTTGAACGATGGGTCTATATACAGGACAAGCTCCTCAAACTTTTTAAGGTCCGGCAGCTTGCCCCATTTTATCCAATCTTGCCGGAATACTGCACCCTCTGTTATGGGGTTGTTCATATACTCTTTTTGGAATGACCTGTAACCCTGGAAGCGTTCAATGGCTTTTACCTCGTCAGGGGTCCATTTGGCAGCCCACGACACATTGCCGTTCTTATCCCAGATATTGACCTGTGAAACGTGTACGCCGTCAGTGGCAGCAATATTGGCCAATACGCTGTTTTTGGCAATGAGGTTGCCCACCATAATAAAGCGGCCACGACCACCGTCAAGCGCACCGAATAGTGCCTCTTTTACCCAGTTGGTAAGGCGTTTGACGCGTGCAGGGCTTTCGCAAAGCTCGTCATCGTCAAGGTCATCAATGACAATGTAGTCAGGGCGGTGGTTGCGATAACGGAGACCACGAGGCGATTGCCCTCTACCGCGGGCGAAAAATGCTGTGCCGTCTTTTGTGACGAACTTGCCATCTTCCCACGATCCGTTATTGTACTGTTGGCCGAAGTCGTGAATATAACGCTGGTTGAATTGCAGCTCTGCCTGAATATCGGCAAGCAGAGTGTTTGCGTTGTCCTCACTCTTGCCGACCAATACCATAACATTAAGCTGCTTGACTTCTTGGCATTTCAGCCATAGGGGTATGAAAATATCGAGGTGTGTAGATTTTGCTGCACCTCGATGCCATTTGAACACAGCTTTTAAGTTGCGTTCTTTTTTTACTTTGTTGGCTGCCTTGATATGGA